ATGACGTCGTTGGAGTAGACGTCAAGGCCGCGCGGATAAACCGGGATGCCTTCCCACTCCATGATGGAGCCTTCGAGGCCGTAGTTTGCGGCGATGGCTACTTCGTGGCCTGACGCTTTGAGGCGGCGCGTGACTTGCGCGGTTTGCTCGCCGTATCCGGTAGGGCACCAACTTGCGTTGGATGCCCAGACGATGCGGCGTGCAGCAGCCCCAGGCGTAGCAGCTGCTCCCGCTCGGGCGGCGGCACGTCGAGCGGGGTTCCCAGAGCGTGCCGGGTTTCGGGTTCCTTTTGTGGCATGGGCCACCTGTTTCTCCTATCGGTGCGCAGGGGGTGTGGATGGCCCCGCCCCCCTGCGCAAAGGCGGGGCCATCCACGTCTAGGTGCCTGAAGATCAGGCGGTGCCGCCAGTGAACTTCTTGACGTGCGACGTCTGCGGCAGAGCGCCGTCGACGCGCCAGGTGAACCGCAGGCTCACCAAGTCATTCTGGAAGGCGTAGTCGTCCGAGCGGGCAACCTGAAGGCCACCCACCGAGCGGACGTAGTAGCTGGGCAGATTTCCTGCCACGAGCGAGACAGCGCCGGACGCCGGAGCGGCCATGGCGGGGTTCTCGATGAGGCGGTAGCCCAGGACCTGATCAGGGGTGCCAGCCTGGATGCTGGGCACGAAGACGTAGTCTCCGCCTGAGGTCTTGAGCTTGCGCAGCGCGGCGATCGCTGAGCCGGAGCCCATCACGCCGAAACCGGGCATCCGGCGGGCCGCGCCGTCAAGGCTGTAGACCAGCGAGATGACGTCATCAGCATCGAAGTAGCCGGTGCCCTTGGTGGCGGTGGCGGTGCCACCGGTCACGCCAGCGGCAGCGCTGGTCACGATGCCGGTCGGCTGAACGGTGCCGGTGCCGGTGGTGAGAGCGGCGTTGATGCGGTAGCCGAACTCGTTACCGGCTTGCTGCGACAGGAAGCCGAGCACGTCGATGTTGCTGTCGGCGAGGAACTCGCTGGACAGCTGGATCATGAAGGCGTACTTGTAGGCCTTCAGCGTGGTCGAGCCAAACGCCGGGTCGGACTCGTCGATCTCGGCAGCCTCAGCCTCAATGGCTGCGGTGGACCAAGTCGACAGGCTCGGCAGCTTGAGGTCTTCGCCGCTGGCGGTCGTGAGGACCGTGACAACGGACGGGTCAAGCATCGGACCCACCAGACGCGCCTGGTCAATGACCTGGCTTGAGAACGTGGTGGGGACCGGAGCGTTGGACGTGGTCTTGATCAAGTCGCGCTGCTCAATGCCGAACGTGAAGCCGCGACGTTCACCGGAAACGATCTCGCGGAGAATGTCAGCGTCGGACGACTCAGGAGCCGTGCGCGCCTCAACCGGGCGGGCGACGTTCTCCATGCCGCGCATCGCGTCGGCAATCTCAGCCTCACGCTTCTCGGCAGCGATGAGGGTGTCGATCAGTGCGCGCTTCTCGTCGAGCTCCGCGAACGTGCGGTCAACGAACTCGCGCTCTTCGGCGGACAGGTCGCGGCCTTCAGCGGCGACCGCGTCCATCTTCTCCTTGGCTGCGTGGTAGGCCGACTGGCGGTCCTCCACGAGCTTGTTCAAGTACTGGGACATGGTTCACCCCTCTCTGGGGTCTAGGAAGGAATGCGCAGGTGCTGCAATCCCGCCGAGGCTCCTCAGAGCGGGTAAGCCCTAGCCGCGGCTCACGCGGCAGGGAAGATCAAATGGCCTTGAAGGCCAGGTCGAGTTGGGCGCGCAGCACGTCAACAGACGGCCCAGCGGCAACCAACTCAGGTTCAGGTTCGGGTGCGGGCTCCACGATGGCCTCGGGCGTCATCTTCGCCACCACCGTCGACAGCAGCGCGGCCTGATCGTGGGTGAGCTCCTTGCCATCTTCCAGCGCGTTCAGCGCCTGGTTCAGCAGGCTCGCGTCCTCGCCGGTGCGGTCAGCGAGCATGTCGGTCATGCGCACCGACGCCGACGTGGCCGGGTACGCCGGGAACGTCACCACCGAAACCTCAATGAGTCGGACCTCCCGCAACTCGCGCTGCGACCCGTCCTCGTTCCACGAGTCACCGCCTCGCGGCACCGTGAAGCCGAACGACATCGAGTCGACGTCGCCGCGCTGCATCGAGATGGACAGGTCACGCCCGACCGTGGTCGGCGGCAAGTCAGCCTCAGCCAACAAACCCTTGCCGTCTTCCATCAAACGCAGCGTCTTGCCGCGCGTGGACGCCAACACCTTCTCAGGGTTGTGGTTCAGCAACATGCGCACGTTGTTGCGCGACTTCAGCGACCGCGCGAACGCGCCAGGGGCGATGCTCTCGCGGAAACCCATATCCAGCGACGGGGAGTTGAACACGGCGGCGTAGCCGGTGAAACTCATACCGTCACCGGACTCGCGCATCTCCCAGTCGTTGACCGTGATGTGCCGCGTCTCTAGTTCGTCCTTCATAAGCCCTCCTCAGACTTGGGCGTTGTCAGCGGGCTGCAACTGGTTCGACGCCAAGCCCGAATGCGGAATGCTCGGTAGCCCCATCGCGGCCAACACCTGCTCGGGCGCGTAGCCGGACTGGACAAGCTTTGACGCCATCTCCACGCGCTGGCTCATCTCCACCAACCCAGACGCTGTCAGGTCAATGTTCGCCAGCGGCACCCGAACTTGGTCGCCGTTCTCCACCGGGCGCATGTCCAAGATCCGGCGAATGTCGTTGATGGACATGTACCCGGCCTGCAGCGCCGTGGAGAAGATTTGCGCCTGCGTCGCCGAATCACCGCGCAGCAAGCCTTCCATGTTGATGCGCAGAAACGCCTCGTCGGGGAGCAGCCGCGAATGGGCCTCTTCAATCTTGGCCACCAGCGGCACCAGGGAGTACCGCACGAACTGGATCGCGTTGTGCTCCACGCTCGCGTAAGACATCGCGCCGGGAGTGTTCAAGCCGATCATGGACGGGGGAACGCGGAAGATGCGCGCGATCTCCTCAACCGCGAACTGCCGCGACTGCAGCATCTGAGCCTGCTCACCGTCAGCGCCCGTCTTCGCGAACTTCGCGCCACCAGACAACACACCAGGACGGTGCGACTTCTTCAACCCGCGGTGAGCGGCCTCGAAAGCGTCCACCAGCTCCTTGGCCTGCTCGCCCGTCAGATTGCCGGGGAACTCGATCAAGCCCGAAGTGTTCGCGCCGTTCGCGAAGTACCGGGCCGCGAATTCATCCAACGCCCGAGCCAAGCCCAGGGTCTGCTTCACCTCGTCCACCCGGCTGACGCCCTTCAACGAACCGGGGCGACGCATCTCCGTGATGTATAAAACCTCGTCAGCGCCCAGCACCGCCTGGCCGCCGTCAATGACGAACTCGCGCGCGCGGGTCTGCTTATTGCGCTGAACCTCCACCCGCGTCGGGTCCAACGGCACCAACGCCACCGGCTGCCCCGAGCTATTCCGCAAAACTTGAATGACCGCGCCGTGCGACAGCAGCATGGAAACAACCACCTGCTGCATGTAGTCAATGCGGCTCGAGCCCGGCCCGTCAGGCTCACTCACCCACGCCGGGCGAGGCCGATACGGAACCCGGTCACCGTTGCGGCGCACGAACGTGTCCAGCGGCAACGCCGAAATTGTGTCCGAAAGCAAACGGGTGCAGGCATACACGGCACCGATCTGCAGGCTGTTGCGCTCGCTGATCACCGAACCGGACCACGTCGACAACGTCGACACGTCCGCACCCGAACCCCACACCTGCTGGTAGGACAGGTCACGGGCCTCAACCTGCCCACCGAAAAGATTGCCCAGCATCAGCCCTCACCCCTCTCCCACGCCACACCGAACACGGTGACCAACACGCCGCCCACAATCAGGCCAAGCCACGGGGCCAACACTGCACAACCGACAGTGATAGCCACCAGACCAACGATTTGCAGGGCAAGCGCAACGCGCATCGAAACTCCTAGACAGAGAAGAAAGCAGGAACCAGCGCCTCAGGCTCAGCCTCACGCCGATGAGTCGCACGGTCGAAAGCGATCAGCGCGGCCACAGCAGCGTCAATCTTCCGCGGGGAACCGCGGTGCTCCTTGACCACCCGCGGGCCTTTCTGGTCGACCTTGATAACGCAGTTATCGAGATGTCTCGCAAGGGTGGGGTGATGGTCGTGCGACACGCTGCCGCTAGTAACCGCGTCATAAAACTTGGCCGTCGCGGGAACCATTCGTGCCGGACTGGACGACGGATACTCCACCACAGGGACCCCGGCCTCTTCCAAAGCCTCCATCGAGCGCGCCCAACGGAACGGGTCACAGGCGACCTCGACCACATCCAACCGGGAGCAAACGTCCAGAATGCGAGCCTCAACAGCTCCGATGTCCACCCGCCAGTCCTCGCGGTCACCCGGCTGCTTCTCCCACACGTCGACAAGGAACACACGAGGTGCCTCCTCGATCGTCACCCCGACGATGGCCGTCGTGTCGTTGTTGAACGAACCGTCAAAACCGAGCACCACCGGGGTGCCCGCAGCGACCGGCTCACACTCCGGCAACGCATCCCACTCGCCATTCGGCAGCCACGCCTGCTGGCTAGAAACGAACACGTTGGTGCGCTTCGTGCGGAACTCCGCCTCCGGCGTCCGCTTCACGCTTGACTCAAAATCCTCAGGGTCTTGAATGTCCCCGAAGCCAGGGTTTGCGATCTTCCACGACGCCGGGTCACGGTGGTCACAGTCAGACGCCGCCTGCCACCAGGCCGCGAAGAACGAATCGTCCTCCACCTCACCTGAGGCCACCCGCTGCGCATACTGGTACAGCCCGTAGGCAACCGAGTCCTGACCGGTGCTGTCCGTGCGCACACCCGCCGTCGTGATCGCCAACGTCAAAGCGTCGTAGCGGGCCGCCTGGGCAAGCGTCATCACGTCCCACAACTCACGGTTCGGGGCCGCGTGCAACTCGTCATAAACCACCAGCGTCGGCGACAGGCCTTCCTTCGTGAACGCCTCGCTCGACAGC